TCATAAGATACCATTAAACCTTCACCTGTTTTCTTTTATGCCCACATCTTTTACACTTGTAGGCTAGGTGCTGAAAGTAACCACATTTAGGACATTTCCATGCCATTCTATCTCATCCTGTAGCGTGTTTTTCCGTCTTTTAAAAAGAGGCTTCTTTCACCCTCTGCCATCAGCGCGCCAAGTTTTCTGGCATCCATGTCATTGTTTATAGTGGCGTTTATGTGATTATGAATTTCTACCGTTCCACTGACCTGCTGTCCTGCTGGTAGTATTCTTTCTCCGGCATGCACTAAAGCCATTTGTGTTTCTGGAACGTAACTCATACCTCTTTTATACCTCGAAAAATCAAAATTTATATTGTCTACCATTTCTGGCGGCAAGAGCATGTCAGCTAGTACTTTGGTTGGGTGCTCTACAGAGGACTTTGTGGTTTTTGCACCATAAACTGTTTCTCCTGTACCGACCATTCCTTTTACCTCTTCAAGCATGCTGCCTATATTTATACCAAATCCGGCAAACATCGCTGTTAACCTTTCATCGCTAAATATTTCCTCTAGCGCCGTCATAAGCTCTTCAGCGGAAGTTTCTATGGCGGTATTAGTCTCATCCCACCATGTTTGGCGGGTTTCTAGCGCGAGTTTTTCACTATCTATGTGGTCTTGTAGGTCAGATAGTTGTTGGTCATAGTCATACTTCAACTGGTAAGTTATCTCTTCTACGTGTCTTTCGTAGTCTGCTATGAATTTCTTTTTCTCTTCGTAGAGGGCTTCATCGGCGGAAGTAGACTGGTCAAGCTCTTGTTTCATTCCCTTTATTCTTAACTTGAGCTGTTCTATCTGAATTCTCTTTAACTGTCTTTCCTCTTCTCTTGTCAGGCCTCTTCGTCTAAGCATTCCTTTTAGTTGAATTTGAGCCGCCTGTAATTGAAGTTTTCTCATTGCGTCATTCAGTTCTTGAGTGGCCGTCTTAGCGTCTTTCTGCGCCTTCTCGTATTCACGAACTATCTTTATTGCATTTTGCATCTCTGAGCCTAAGACCTTGTATTCATAGGTTGAGTCAGCTAGGCCCATTTTTACATCATGCTGAACATCTACCGATTGTTGCTCAGCCTTTAACATTTCGTATTGGTAATTCAAGGTTCCTTTTATTGACCCTGCATATTTTCCCCAACCATAAGACACTTCTTTTGTAAGTTCCTCTTCTAGCGTGGCGATACTGTATTCTATCTCTTCTAAGGCCAGTTGTAAATTTTCTAGATTTCTTATACCACCTAGTATTGGCTCTCCAAATGCTCTGTTAAAGTCGTCTTGTAAGTCAGAAGATATTTGTTGTAGTGCAACCAACTGTCTATATGGCTTGTCATAGTTCTCTCCACGCAACATTAAATTAGAGACTTCTTTAGACTTTGTTGCTATCTCATCTTGAAGTGTAAGATAGTTTTGCATCACTTCTGTCGGATAGTCTTTTCTTATTTGACCAGGGGCTACGCCGTAATTCCACTGTTTACCTTTTAGCCATGACTGATAGTCTCTTTCTTCGCCTGCTTTCATAGCCGTAAATATTGGTCCTATTATTGGTAAAAATGAAGTCCAGTTTTTAGCTACATCTACAAGCGTCCCTTGAACACCTAGTGCCATTTTGTCCCACGCGTCACCGACATCTCTCTGTGTCATTTCCCAATCTTGCTGTATTTGATTTGAGACAAACTGACTTGTATTTCTTATCTTGTCCAAAGCTTGCTCTGTTCTGCCTGCCGAAATAGACAGACGCTCCATGTCGTCTACTAAACCTTCAAGACCTTCGTCTCCAGCCAATACCATGGCAACTCTCAAAGACCTTATGTTTGGAATTACATCACTAAGTACAATCTTTCCGTATTCTTTTGTCTTTTCGTTCAACTCCGTGAAAAATCCTGTCAGGCCTTTTACACGCAATGCTAGACCACTTAAGTCTATTCCGTATTTCTGCGCAGCTTTACGCGCTTGTTCTGATGGGCTGATAATGTTTTGTATGGCCATCGCCAAACCACGAGATGTCATGTCTAGGTGAAGACCATGCCTTGTGGTAGTTGACAAAGCAGCCATTAATTCTTTGAACTGTATTCCTGCCTGCGCAGCTATTGGAACTACATATCCTAAAGCAGACTCTAAGTCTTTAAATTGAAACTTACCTCTAACTACAGACTGGAAAAGAGTATCTGAAACAGATGTAGCCTCGTAGGCGGACATTCCATATGTATTTAAAACAGTGGTAAATATATCCACAGACTCTCTTACATCAGCTAGTCCTGCAATTGCCGCCTTGGTAGAAGTATCTAATAAAGCTATGGCCTGTTCGGCATCAAAAGCCGCAGACATAATATCATAAAGTCCTTTCGTCATGTCGCTTGTGTTTTTACCGAATGACAAAGCAAGAGACTCCACACCTGCCTGAAGTCCGTATAGAGAGTCCTGAAAGTCAGACCCCATGATTGTACTGACCTCAGCTATTCTTGTCTCGAACTCCCTGAACTTTGTAATACCCTCTTTAACGTATTCAAAAACCTTTTGTTGTGCTCCCATTACCTGATTAAGTATGAGGTTATATCCTACAAACCTCAACGCTAGACTTCTTATTGCACTTCCGTGAGCCTTGGCTCCGCTAGCGCCCTTGGTATTCATAGTATTAAGGGACTCATTTATGTTATGCAAGTGGGCATTGACCTGAAATAGCTCGCCCCTTATTTGTTTTGCGTTGGTTAAAAAGTTTATTTCTACGTTATTTGCCATTTAGCGTTGCGCCTTCCTTTTTGCAATCATGTCCCTAGAACTTTGAGACAAACCGGTTTCTACATAAGGTTTTCCGTTTTGTATGCAGTTCTTTTTGTGCAGGGTAGCCATTATACTCCTAAAGCGCCAATAGTTCATGTGGAGTATATCATTAAAGTTTCCGCCTACCTCGAGAAAAAGGTAGTTCATTAATTCTTGAAACTCTTTTAGTTCGTCTTCCCAGTAGACTTTTGTTTTTTTCGTTTTTTGGGCTTGCTGCCCTCGCGAAAATATATTCCTTCTCTGCCTGCATTATATACGGCTTTGAACAGTTCAACTAGGTCTAGCGGGTGCATGTTTCTTATGTCGTCGATTTTGCAATTTGGGTCTACGTTTGAAAGGGTCTCATATATCACATAATACTTGAATTCAGAGTTTTTCTGCTCCTCTGACATTCCCTTTGTGCCCTTCTCCAATTTGCTCAATGCGAGTTCATGCTTTTCTGGGGTCCAGTTTGGCATTTCAAAAGGTGCCCCATTGTTGACAAACTTAAGGCTGTATCTTACCATTTTATACCTCTTTTATATTTCGAATTAAATAATGAAAAAGGGGATTAACCCCATTTTACGATTAAGCCGGTACTGTCGAAACTATATTGTCACAGTCTGTTGGTTTAGATGTAAATGGCGCGCTGTTCATTATAGCCTCACCACCAACATTGATGTCGACACTTGAGTTTTTCCATTTACAGCCAGGCAATGTTATTCTTGGACAACCAGCGCCGCCCATGTCAACCTGTATTTGGAATGAATTTTGGTCTAACACCTCTCCGATGTGCCGTGCACCGCCTCCATCTAGGGTTATGTCAACAGAACCTTCAACGTCCATCGTGCCTTCTATTAGGTGCGACTTATCAAGCGAGTCGTGGTCAGTATAGCCTGTAAGTTGGTGAGTTACCGTTATCTCAACTGAATTAGTTATGAAAGCAAGGTGGTCTGTGTCTACAACATAATCGCCGCCGGTCTTTGTTATCTCTCCAGCAATGTTGAAGGCTAGATAGTCACCGGTCAATGCAGCAGGTTCCTCTCCAGTAGCAGACGTATCTGTAGCCAACGATTTGGCTTCATAGTCTATTACAACTAAGTATTCAGTATTTTTTGAGCCGGTAATTCTTATGCTAGATGGCTTCATCCCGGTAAGCAAATACCATGATTGATTGTCAGAGTCAGCCTCACAAGTGTTGGCTCCTACACACATAGCTATAGACTTTAAAGTACAACATGAACTTCTGTCTATCATGTCGTCTATCATCGTGTCATCGCACTGTGGTATGTACTCAAGATGCAGTTTTGGCTCGTTCGTTTGCTTTAATAAGTGACATGCTATGGGAGACCCTATGTCCCTTAACACCTTGTGTTTGTCACCGGTATCTATTCTTATATTTTGAATTTTACAGGATATTGGCAATGTAGCACCGGAAACTTCGCCACCACCATAAGTGTCTTCAATCCAGTACCATGCTTTTCCCTGAAAGGGTTTTCCTATTTCGTCTAAGGTCATTATAATCCTCCGTTATTTAACATAAATCGTAATACAGGCAGTAAAGTGTAGCTATATAATGAAATACAACTCTTCTGCCGTCTCTTTCCTCTTCAAGACCATCATCTTCTATATTCATAAAAGTTATTCCTTCAGTAGTACTTTGGTTAGTTCTAGTAATGTCGTGAAGTTTATCTTTTATCTTTTTTGCAAATGACGTCCTGTCAATATTATCCGTATCTGTAAAATAGATGTGGATTAATATTAAACTTGTTATTTTTCTTGTTGCAGCACCTACATCATGAGGTTCATAGTAGGTTCCGCCCGGCGGTATTTCCATCTCTACAAATGGCAATTCTGGCAAGTCTTCCGATTTGACCTCTTCACTTAAGTATATCGGAATGTATACAGTGTCACCTTTGTTGTCTTCTATGGTAAAACAGTATTCATTCTCACCGTCATAGTTTGCGTCCCACTCAATACCGTGGGCCTCTCTATATGCTTTGCGTGGGTCAAAAGATGTATATGCCATTTATTCACCAGGTAACATTCCAGCTCCTATGTCTGGTCTTTTTATTCTATCCATTATATTTTTGTAAGCCTTCATCATACGGTCTCTGTCATCGAGTATCACAGTCTTATTAGAATGCAGGTCTGCCATAGTAGCCTTGTCAAGTTCTTTAAACCTGACTATACACTCATGAGCCGCCAAAAACGCAACGGCATTTTTAAACAGTCCTTTGTCAAATGTGGTCCATTCGCTTTTATATTTTATATGCACCCATTCTGCGCTACTAGGAACCGCTGTGCCATCTAGCTGCGTTATGGTTATGTTTCCGCAGTAAGGCTCGTTTACTGTTATTTTAAGTTTATGGCAATCTCCGTTTTCGTCTTTGAAGTAGCCTGTAACGTCGCTTCCACAAGATGTTTCACCCCATCCGGTTACTTCACCATCTCCGTTTCCGTCGGCTATTGGAGAATGCTTAGTTTCGAATTCTGTATTTGTACCGTTAAACCATTCACCAGTATCTGGGTTGCAGTTTGGAGTTTCATTCTGCCAGTCTTCATAAACTTCATCTAGTACTTTTAGATAACTTTCCCAAATTATTCCGGCTATGTCGTGGTCAGTTATCGATTTTTTTGAAGTGATACCAGAATATCTTCTAACATCATAAATTATATTCCATGGTAGTATATAGAATTTATCTTTGTATATTGTATTTATACTTGGAGATGATGCTTCGACAGCTATGTTATATTGCCCAAACATCGCGTTATCTGGCAAGTCTATAATATAATGGTATTCACCTGTTGCGTCTTTTACAAAGTCAGAAGCTTCAAGAAACGTATGCCCACACTCATTTGTTATAGTAAGTGAAACTGTACTAGGGTCTACATTAGTATTTCCGGCAACGTTCTTTATTTTTATTGCATAATAATTGTCTTCACCACGCTCGTATATGGCATTTTCGTATACAGTAGTTATATTATAATATGACCCCATGAGTTCACCTAAACATGTTTCCAATCTTTCTTTTGATATTTCCATTCATATAGCATCAAGGCAGACAAGTAAACTTTGAATAACTTTTGAAGTTCTTTGTAAGTCATTTCTTTTACTTTTATCTTTCCGTCTCGTATTCTTGCTATAAATACACCATCAACTTCTATTCCGGTAAGCTCTTTAAACGCCATCGCATAAGCAGCTAGTTGCAGCCAATACGAAGGGTAAAAGCTTCTTGCTGTTTTCCAGTCTCCTATTACGAAGGCTTCTTTTTTGAACTTTGCCTTGTGCCCTCTTACCAAGAACTTTTCAGGACTGGTGTATTTTCCTATGTAATCAGCAGTTCCAGCATAGCCATACTCATTACTCCAAAGTCTCTGTTCAAGAGCCTCTGGTTTGAGCTTTGCTATTTTATTGAACTCAAAAAACCGGCACATGCCCTCTCTTATCTCAAGCTCGTAACTACCTAAATTAACGTCCTTTCCGCTTAGCGTCATCTCTATTAGCTTGTGTACGTGAGAGCCTATTGCTTGCCGCGTTTCTAGTATTTTGTTTGCGGCTTTTTCGCCTTTTCTTTTTGCCCAATTAAATAATTCCGGTTTAGCTATTATACCCAGTGTTGTTGTAACTCTGTTGTAACTTTTTCCACTTAGCCTGTATTCTTTTGATGTAGACTCAAAGTCACCAGGAACTACTATTTGCCACTTACCTTTGCTCACAATTACTCCTCGTAGAGCTCTAGATAGCGGTCTTGATTTTTCTTTATTTCCTCTTTCATGTTGCTGTCCCAAGGCCAGACAACTATTTGAGAGTTGGTCCTTGTATCCAGATACTTCTTAATTATTTTCATACTTTCGGATTAAAAAATAAAAAGATGAGGATAAAATCCTCACGACTATGGGTTTACGATATGACCGATTGCGTCAGTATCGAGTTCGCCGACAGCGAAAAATGCCCACTGGTCAATTCTGTAAGAGTTACAGTTACTCTGGAAGAACTTGTAGGTCTTTGGTCTTTCGCCAAATACAGCACCAACTGCTCTTCGTGAGTCAATTATGATTGCAACTTCTTGTCCAGAAGTGGTGCAACAACTGTTTGCTCCGCAGTATTCTATGACCTTTAAGCCGCTTATCTTTTTTAGTCGCCCATCTTCGCCGAAAGAAACATCTCCCATCCAAGGCATTGGAGTTGGAGTTTGCATTCTCTTGAAGATTGCAGCCACACTAGGTGATATGATTATGTAGTCAGGTTCGTATGGACCAGCTAAACCGTTGCCCTCTCTCATATTGGCAACTACATTGTGTACACCGTTGTACAATTCAACTAGCGAAGTGTCAGTGCAACAAGAGCCGCTGATTGAAGGAGTGCAGTTTAAAGCGCTGCTTAGTGTTTCTGTGGTTCCAGGGGTTGCGGTTTCTAATTCACTGTAGATTTGAGCGTCAAACCATCTTGCCCATGAGTCAGACATTGATTTAAGGTAGCTGTCCATTAGGATGCCGCCTACGTCCCATATATCTTTCTCGCAGATGATTGCTTCTAAGTTATACTGTTGTAGCGTAAGTGAATAGGTTGAAAACGATATGCTTGCACAAGATGCACATTCACATGCGTTTAATGCAGATGGGTCACCGAAAGCGCCATAGGCTCTTATCTGTACACCAAGTCCGTCACCAGGGTTTATAGCTAATCCTTTTACACAGATTTTGAAAAGGTCAGCTTTACAAACAAAGGTTTCCCATAGACGTCTTCTGGACTCCAAGCACCAACTTCATCGTCACAACCGTCATCGGAGTTAGTATTGGTAAACAGCCTGTCTAGTGAAGCTTCTTTCCAGCCACCTTCCCAGATTTGATAGCGTTCTTTCTTTGTTTCAGCGAGAACGTTTTCGTAACCTGATTTGGTCTCTATTGTTTTATGTCTGTCTAAGTAGCCTTTGTAAAAGTTAAGCATTGGTTGGTCTTCAGCAGAGTTAGTGTTTTCTGGTTTGTTAACATCGATTTTGGCCACCGGTTTAAACTCTGGGTGTTCTTTGTAGATGTTATCCAGTGCTTCCTGTTTTAAGAGTTTCATCTGCTCTTCTTTTGCAGTTTGTTTCTCTTGCTCTTTTTGGAGCTTCAATTCTTGCTCCTTTTTCTTAAGGTCGCGTATTTTGAGTTCTTTGTCCAAGTTCTCTTCATAAGCTTCTAGCTCCTCTTTGGACATTTCCTCAATAGGTTTGTTCGTCATTATAATCCTCCATAAAATATATTTATTTGTTCAATTTTTTTTCTTTTGCTTTAATCCTCTCGATTTGTTCTTTAAAGTCATTTTCTAAATTTTCTTGACAATCGCATATTTCAGCGTTTTTTATGCCACAGCCATCTTTGTCGTTGCATCGTCCTCTGAAAACTGTAGATACGCACACTGGTTGAACTCCTTCAAGAATAGGAACCATGTCGTCTTCGTTGTAGCCCTCTGTTTTCCAGTCTACACTGCTAGGCAGTTCAGACGCTTTAACTAGTTTTCTTTTAGCGTAGTATGTAACAGATACATTTGGAATAAGCCCAGCTTTTTCGCAAAGATTAACAAAACCTTTCCAAGCTTTGTAATACTGTGTGCTTTCCTCGCCAACAATTTCCATAGTTACTTCTTTTGTTTCTTTATTTAATTTTACATTTTTATGGAAACCTACAAAGTAAGTTATGTCTTGCTGCATAAGGAAAAATCCGGTTGATGTACCCATGTGGTTTATATCATGTAGTGTATTTTCCCAGTTTTTGTAGCATTTTTCCAGTTCCTCGAATGACAAATACCCGCCATTCATAAACCGGTCTCCAATAACCGCAACCATTTTAGTCGACTCAGGCTGTTCTTGGTTTTCTTTTTCCTGATTTTCCGAGTTAGTCTCTTCTTGCATATTCTCTTTTGGTTTTTCGAAAATCATCACTGCATCATCGGTAAAGATTTCATACTCAGAATTTTGACTTTTTCTATTCCATATAGAATAACATACCGCAGATACTTTATCTTGTTTCCAAGATGGGTGTTCTTTTTTCACGTATGGTATGCACCTAGATATGAAATCCTGCTTTGACTCACCTGGTTTTGGAGTAGGATTTTCAATTAAGGTCATATTATCATTTCCGTTTCAAAAGCTCAGCGGCACGTTGCTGTTGTATTTTTTTTACAAATATGCTCTCTTCTGGGCTTTTATAATTTCTTGGTAATTTGCCATCTTTCACTAATTTTTTAGTTTTCTGTTTTGAGTCATGCCAAACATTTGGGGTCCAGTCTTCTGGGTCTTTTACGTATGGTTTAATTAAAGGTTTAAGCTTGTCTGCGTCTTTTAATATTTCATATAATGTGTAAAATACCGCATCTCTGTAAGCCGTATCTTTCACCGCTATCCAAAGTATCAATTGACCATAGCGTCTTAGCATCCATCTTTGCCATCTGGGTTTTATCTTTTTTGCAGTGTTCAATAGCCGAAGATTTAAGTATCTTACCATTTTGTTGGGGTGTATTTCTAGATTTTCCTCAACGACCTTTTCCTCTAGCTTTAAGTGTTTTAATCCGGTCTTAAGCACAAAATTCAGTATCTTTTTTGAGTGCTCACCAAATCCAATATCAGCCATTATATCACTTTTTTGACTGTTTCTTTTTTCTGGCTACATTGCGTTTTACTGCTTCTTTTTGTGCTTTATGGAACTCTTCTTTTTTTGACTCGCTTTCAAGCAACTCTTTAAAGTCAGCTTCAAATAGAGTCTCTTCGTCTTTTTTAGCAACGTCTCTTAGTGGTACAATCTGTTTAGCCTTTGCCTCTTTAAATCTGCTAGCCAAGAATTCCCTGTTTCTAACGCCAGACTCTATAAATTGCTCTTGTCTAAGTTCTATCTGTCCTTGTAACCCTTTTACCATACTTGTATATGTTGTTATCTGGTCGTCTATTAGTTTTAACACTTTTTTCTTGTCATCTTCCATATAGGACATGACTTTGGGAATTATTGTCATTATTACAGGCAACTTTATTTCTCCGGTCTGTATTTTTTTACGGTCAGCCTGCAATCTTTTTATAACGTAATCATACTGGTCTCTTTGTTTAAGTAGGGCAGCGTATGCGTTTGAAGAGTTTACCAGTTCTTGAAAAAACTGGCCTTCTGTCTGAGACAACGGTGCTTTTATTTGTTTTTTGACTTCTTGTTTTACGTCTTTCTTTACAGTTTTTTTATGTGCCATTTTATGCCTCTTATTTATATTTCTTTAAGATTTTATCACGGAATATCTTATCCAATTCCTGCATAGTTCTCCATACGGCCCATGCCATAAACGGTAGAAATGCAGTTTTACCACTGCTACTTTTTATCACCCTAGGCGATGATGCAGTTCCTATTTTTATATACCTTGTACCATATTCAAGGAATACCGGGTAAGGTTCTCCTTTTGCGTTTACTGTGTCACATACCACTGTAAACGACTTCTTTGAGCGCCCTTTTGATTTAATCCCGCGCACTAAAGCGCCAGATTTTCTAGGTGCTCTATATTTCGCTCTGTTTATTACCTTCTTTTGAACTTCCTTTTCAAACTCCCCGTTATCAATGTCCCTAATAACTTGTTTGTTTATATCTATTATTCTCTTCAAGCCGCTAGTCCGAACTTTTATTGTTATCATCTTGCTCCTTTAGTATTTTTTCACCGAGCTCTTTTTCTTTAAATGCCTGAAGTTTTCTCTTTTTAATCATGGCAAGTTCTACAGCGTCTAATTGCTCTTTGTAGGCGTTGTTTTCATCTTCGTCGTCTTTGTCATCGCTGTCTTTGACTTTTTCGTTTGGTGGAGTAACCTGCGGCTTTGGAATATCTTTTGGGACATTCTCAGCCTCGAGTTCTATTTGTCCGTCGTTAAATATTCGTCTGGCTTCAACTTGGTTTATAAATCCGCCTGCTCCTCGTTGCCCATTCATTGCTAATGTTGCAGCTTCTACTCTTTTGTGCATTATCTCTGCTTCTGCAAGTTCATCAATATATATTGGGTTCCAGACAAGGTCGTATTTCCATGCTCTGCCGTGGGCTTTTAACAGCTTCACATAAAATCTTTCTATCAGCGGAGTAAGCACGAAGTCTTGGTCATCTTTTACGTCTTTTACGTAATCTCCCATTCCTACTTCTGCGCCGGTTACCTTGCCTACTTGAATACCTGTAAGAACGTGCATTGGCATCATAAATCCGCCTGCAATCTTAAGCACCATGTAATCATAGAAAGGCTTTGGGTCTATGGCTTTCGGGTCTACCGCAGTTATATCAGTTCTTTCATCGTGAATAAACGCTCCGGGATGAAGTTTGCATATCTTTTCCCAAAATTTTCGCCTGTTTTCGTTCAGTCCCTCTTCTTTAATGTCATAATTGCCGTGCGCAAACCATGATAATATTTCACCGCACGCAATATCTATATTTACAGTAGACTTTATTACATTTCTTAATAGATTTACTTTAGACCTACCTAGGCGTTTTCCAGGTTGCGGGTCATTAGGAATGTGTAATATCCGGTCTGGGTGTATAAAATAATCATCCCCGGTTTCATTGTCTTGATAATGAAAGTGCAACACCTTCCTCTTTTTGTAATACTCATTGTAATATTCCAGACCGGTAATTTTCGAGCTATCAAGGACCGCCACTTCCCAAGGAACCGCGTTCTCTGCCGGCGCGTCTTCTATTTTAACCACGTCATCTTTGTCGAACGTTATTAGCAAATATCCGTTACCGCTAACGAACGAAGCCTCTCTGGCTTGTTCAATCTTAGCCTTGAACTGTGTCCTCTTTTCAAAATTTCGTAATATCTCGACGTCTACAGATACTGGTTTACTTTTCCTATCGTAAGTTTCTAGTAAAAACCAAGACCTTATAGAGTCTCTAGATTTTTTTCTTGCGGCCTTCATAAACAATGGAAGCTGCTCAGCTGTACTTTGGCACTTCGCCACACTCAACTGTTTTGTACCTATTCTACCCTGTACATTTTCAGGCGGAGCGTTAGGCGGGTATTGAATATTTAATTCTTTTCTGCCCTTTTTTAGGTCATCTTTCGTGGGAGCGATGTAATTCTTATAAAAACTTTTAGCCATATCGCCTAGTGTTTTCATTTTTAATCTCCAAAATCCCATATAGCCCTTTTCACATAGCCGACGACAGCCTTACCACGAAACGCCCTATATGGAGTTAGTCCATATTTCAATGCGTCCATAGTATGGTCATCTAGCTTGGCTGGAACTTCTACTGCGTTTTCACCTGTCTTATCTTTTTTATATTGATAGGCTTTAAACTCTCTTATAGTATTGGTACAATGCCGGTCTATGTGTAGGTGCCCTTTTTTCAAGATTGATTTTATTTTACCTATTCCCGCATTTACGTCTCTTTCGCCCTTTTCACAAGGTATAGACAAATCAGCAGCCTGAAATATTAAGTCAGGATTTGACGGGTCAAAGTATACTTTTCGGTAATGATGCTTCTTAAATCTTTTCGCCACTTCTGAAACTACATAGTGCGTAGGTTTTTCTTTTTGATAATATTCATTTAATATAAATACATCTTTTCCTTTTATACCAATTGACAATATTACACTAGGATTTCTAAACCCCCAATCAACCCCAGCTGTGGTATAGTCAAAGTGTTTTAAATCTCTATAATCCCCTACGTGCTTGTTTTCGTTGAATTCTTTGTATACTTGCCCTGCGAAAGACTCCCAAGTTCCGTCTAAGAAGCGCCTTATCCAGTCTTCGTCGCCGCTGCCCTTGAGTTCCTCGATATACCTTTCATATCTCGGTAACATCACATTGTCGTAGGTGGTAGTCTGTACAGTATAGTAATCGGGATTTTTCATCTCAAAGAATCTCTTGTAAATCCAGTGAGACTGACTCCCAGGGTTTGTGGTTAACAGTATAAATGGGTTTTTTGATTTAAGATTTCCGGTTCCAGATATTCTGTTAATCCCCTGAAGGAACACGCTCTCGTCAATATCTATCGGCTCATCGAAACCTATAAAGTCAAGCGTGAGACCTCTTATTTTCATTTCATCTTCACAAGACTTAAACATTATACTAGAGCCATTCCAAAATATAGCTTTCATATCTCCTTTACTATATTTTATTCTAGCAAGCGTTATTGGTATATTTGCTTTGTCAAGCGCATCTTGATATAGTTTAAGCTCTTGTTGAAATACTTTAAATACTACATCAGTAAGCTGCGGGGTCGTCAGAGACCCTAACATACCAACTACTCCCGGATTATTAATACATACTCTTATCGCTACATTAGCCAACAACAGGGTCTTTCCGGCTCTCACCGCCCCAGAGTAAAGTACATACCTGTGTTTTTTTATAGCCTCTAGGACTTCGAGTTGCTCTGGTAAAAACTTTCTGTCAAGGCTTAAAACTTTAGTGATAAGTTTGTTTGTATGCCCACCCGTCTCCCGAGTCGTCTAACTCAACTCCATTTTATTTATTATCATAAATATAAGTCGAAGTTTAAACAACATATATATAAAGCTTTCTGCCAAAACGCTACTTTTTTTGGTAGATATATATATTTATATATACACTTTCCTTTTTTTCTCCTAGCGTTGTATTTTTCATATACGAGAATTTTCACTGACGCTTTTTGTAAAAACGCATAAAATACGGTAGTAAAACTCGCGTTTTAAAAATGCAACGCTACATATAGAGCTCATTTTTGGGCCTAGTTGAAAAAACTGAACGTAGAAGGAAAGCTTTATATAGGACGGATGACAATATAAATATAGTGAAAAATTATGACCGCTGCGCAAGATAAACGGTGGCGAGCGGAGCTAAAAATCATCCAAGAGATAGGCAAGGTTCCTTCTTGTCGTGAGATGCAGCAGCTCCTTAAAGAGAAGTACGGTATAAAGGCCAACCATAATACTATAAATGAAGATTTAAAGAAAGACCTTGAAGCCCTGACGCCGGAAGAGTATGAAAACCAGAAGGGTGGAATTCTCAAAATGCTCGAGACCGAAATAGACATTGCTCATAATATAGCTACCACAGATGATAATAATGAATTAAAGTTAAAAGCAATGAATACCGTTTCTAAGCTGTCTAAGACAAAGGCAGACATTCTTGTTAAATTTAGAAGGGCCCACGCTCAACTTGCCAAAGATGAACAGACTACTATAAATGTTATTATAGGCAAGCCAGAGCAAGTTGACCTTGACAAACATGAAAAATTAAAGAAGGACTCGAATGACCAAAATACTGAAAAGGATTAAAGGGTATCTCCCGGTAAGTAGACGGGAACACCTAGAAGCCATTAAGAATATCAAAATTATATTAGATGGGTTTCAAGTGGCCGAGACACAGCACAGCAGGATTGAGCAGAAGCTTATAACTGATATGCTATCACTAAAGCAAGTGAAAACTACTAAAAGAAAGCAGGCAAAAGGTAAAAAAGATGAGGACGTTGCATTTGCATGAGACCAAATATACATACGATGTTAAAGAAAGAGCTGTTAGAGTACATGGGCGGCCGGTGTCGTCATGGACATACCTATGCTGAACACCCGGCGTGTTGGTGGAAAGAAAAGAACAAAAAGCCAAAAGTTGGGTATCTTGATATAGAGACTAGTAACCTAGATGCTAACTATGGTATTATAATAACCTATTGCATACTTGACGACGAGACAAACGAAATTGTTGAAGGGGCCATTAACATAAATGACGTTAGAAGCGGCCTGTTTGACAAAAACCTGTGCAAAAAATTAATAAAGGACCTTAATAAATTTGATGTCATAAAGGGTTATTGGTCAACCGGCTTTGATATACCTTATATGAGGGCAAGGTGCCTCAAGTGGGGTTTAGAGTTCCCTGTGTATAAGACACTTCAACATAAAGACATATATTATATGGTAAAAAGATTGCTAAAGCTAAATAGGAATTCGTTAGAGGTAGCAACTAAGTTCCTTGGTATATCAGGAAAGAACCACGTTCACGGCGACCAATGGATGGAGGCGCTGCTTTGTGATGATGAAAAACAGAAAAAGGCTATGCAGTATATACTTGACCACAACAGGCGAGATGTAAGAATAACTAAAAAATTAGACCAAAAACTGCAAGAATACGATAGAGGTCTTACGAAATCAATCTAAAGTGACCAGCATGATTTGTCTACGGTGCAACAGAGTAATCAAAAGAAGGAGCAATTGCCAAAAGTACTGCAAGGATTGCGCTGAGATAGTAGCTAAACAAAAAAGAAGAGAGGCTTCAATGGAAAGAAAAGAGGCAGAAGGGTTTTTAGAGGCCCATCCTGTGAGAAACCCCGACGGCAGCATAAATGTCGAGGCAGAGCTAGCGGCTATAAAAAGAGAGAAAAAGCGACTGGGCTTGATAAAATGAAGTTGCCGGAACAATTGCATCATAAAGATTTTAGATTTATAAAGGTGGCCGGTGGTTCAAAGATGGCCATCGAAAAGAACTGGGCCACTGATGGTAATTATGCCTATAATGACCCAGAATTTGTAGAGTACCTGAGCAGCGCAAAAAATTATGGCGTACTCTGTGGAAGGGGAAACCTCGCCATTATCGATTGTGACACAAAAGAGCTAGCTGAAAAAGTGGCTCTAGAGTTGCCTCCTACATTTAAGGTTAAGACGGGGTCCGGTAACTATCACTTTTATTACATAGTAAAAGACCTTGACAAGAAAATAGTGTTTATTGACAAAAATGACAAACACCATGGCGAGTTGCAATGGACAGGGTTTCAGTGTGTAGGTCCCGGAAGTCTTCATAAGTCTGGAACCAAGTATAAACCGGTGTCTGATAAGGATATCGAGGAAATAACTAAAGATGACATAATGACTGCTCTCTATGACTTTATACCAAAAAAAGAAAAAGAGAGAACTTTCAAGTCAAATACAGTAGGCGCTGGGTTAAACTGGAAAATGGATAAGCTTGTACCAGTAATAAATGACCTGTTACAAAAAATGAAAGAAGAGCCGCTCCGTGAAAACAGGGATGGTGAACTTTGCGGTTGTCATCCGGTGCATGGTAGCACTGGCAAGCAGAATTTTCATGTAAACCTTGAAAAAGGTACGTGGCACTGCAAACGTCATAATGTTGGCGGTGACGCTATTGACCTTATTGCTATCTTACATAATATAATTCCTTGTGAGAAGTGCACACCAAACCATTTTAAGAAAAATCCCAAAGATTTTATAGATGCCAAAAATATAGGCGTTAAAACTTATGGGTATAAAGATAATAGGCCAATGGTACAGATATTTAAGGCCTCTGGAAAGAAAGGAGACCTGATGGTTGCTAATATTGTAAGCTACTTGGCAAGTCAGGTTACATTTATTACAGTGAGAGACACTACAGGTAGAAATCCACATACTTATGTTTACAAAGATGGGTATTACCGGTTAAATGGGGAAGATTTGCTTATACTAGAGCTAAAAAGACTGTTTAATCTTAGTGGAGTTCAGTGGCGAGAACACTATAAAAATGAAATACTCGGCTATCTGAGAACAGAGAATATAGTTGAGAGAGACGAGATAACTCCTCCAAAATATCTTATAAATCTAAATAATGGTATATATAGTGTAAAAACTGGAGAGCTAATAAGACACTCACCGGACTATTATTTTTTATATAAAATACCATGGAATTACAATAAAGACGCAAAATGCCCAAAGATAATGCAGTATTTCAGCGAAACACTCAAAAAAAGGTACGTAGATTTTAGTCAAGAGCTATTTGGCTATTGTTTATACTATGATTACAATAGAGCTGGCCTGTTTTATCTATATGGTACTGGCGGAAACGGAAAAGGTATATGGCAGGGACTCCTAGAGGCAATGTTAGGTAAAAATAACGTTTCTAACAAGACTATAACTGCACTTTCTACAACTAGGTTTGCTTCTGCGCTGCTTTATGGTAAATTATTAAACAGTTGTGGTGAAATTTCGTCAAGACAGCTTAAGGAGTCAGATTTGTTAAAGGCATTGAGTGCTGGAGATACTGTACAGGCTGAGTTTAAGGGAAAAGACGGTTTTGACTTCAAGAATGTGGCTAAACTTGTTACGGCATGCAATAAAGTTCCGTACTGTACCGATATGTCTGAAGGATGGTATCAAAGGCAATTTATAATACCTTTTTTAAAGAAATTCAGGGACTCAGCGAAGGAAGACCCAGAGTTACTAGATAAGCTTATAGACCCACAAGAAATGGAAGGCCTGTTGCTTTGGGCCATAAATGGTTTAAAGAGATTTATAAAAAATAAATATAAGTTTACATATCCAAAGGATAAAAAAGACAGATACTTGATGTACCAACAGAACACCAGATATTTCATAGATAAATATTATATAAAAACAAATGACTGGAACGATTGGCTATTTGTTGATGATATATATGAAAAATACAAAGAATGGTGCAAAGAAAATGACGTACCTGTTGACAGTAAAAATGCGCTGGCTCGGGAAATGACATACTTGAAAATAACAGATGATAAAATTGCTGAGGGGCGCGAATACCGCTACATAAGAAGATATATAAAATCAGCGGAGGTGAAATAATGGGAAAATGTTCAAAATGTGGAAACAAAATTGAATACAATAGGTTTAAAATATACAAAGACAAGATATACTGCCTTAAGTGCTCCGCGGCAGTAAAGCTGAAAAGAAAAAGGCGAAAAAAGGCAAAGGAACTAGTTGAGCCTGCAGAAAAAGCCAAAGAGGCCATGAAAGAGCAAGGTTTAGATTACAATCCTTTCAATGAAACTATAAAAGAAGATGAAGTGAATGAGTGACGATTTTAAATGCCGTGAGTGTGGTGCGCCTATAATCATATACCAAAAGTACTGGAAACACAAAGACGGCACTATACTGTGTACAGGCTGCTTTGATAAACTCTTGAAAGAGGGAAAGATAAAATGAAAAACTTACAAGACCTAAAACTAAGTAAAAAATCAAAGAAAATAGTGGAAGACTGGTTACTTGAATGGTTGGAGTTATTTAGAAAGAACTCTGATAACCGGCCATATTGGGTATACCGCCTAGACTTTGAAAACAGTGATTTTTTCTTTTTTACGGGTTGTCAAGATATTTTATCTAAAGACCCAGAGGCCCGGGCAGTTGAAAATAACAAACAGATAAGAATAAGAAAAAGAAATGTCTTCCATCAATTGTTGATAAAGACTTTGCTAGGACAACATATTCCTATATGTAAAATAAAGTGCAATCACTGTGGATTTGAACCATGTGAAATAAATGGCCTAGATGATTTAGGCGGGCATTGGGTATACTGTCCAAAGTGTAAAAAAACTGACATTCATGTATTTCCTAGTTCTTATGATACTTGCATGTTAGAAATAAAAAATAAAGTGAAGAGGTTACAAAATGAGGCAAATAAGCTTAGAGTACTTAGAAGTGTTGAACACGACTGAACAGGTAATGGTTTTCATAACCAAGTTCAACAGAAAAGACTATGGCACAGCGGTTGTCGTAAATACTGCTCTTAATGTAAAGCAGCAAGATGAGGCCATAGCTGCGGCAGTCATGAGACTGGTCAACATAAACCGCGAGAATGCAAAAGAGGCTGAAGAGGTATGACACCAGAACATAACTTAGAGTATAAGTGTAGTTTGTGTCCTATGGACTCATGCTACAAAAAATCAAAAAATAAGGCATGCTGTGCACTGATGAAAAATGCCCTGACAACCGGATATTCCTGGGCTAGGCAGCTAGAGGTCGATAAAGATGGCGATATATACATCTGGACCTACGCTACAGACGAGACCCCGTATAAGAAACAGAAGGTCAAGATAATGTACTGTCCATTCTGTGGAAAAAGGGTGAACTGATGAAAGGAGTTCCAAAGAAAGACGGCTCGGGCGGTGGAAGGAGAAAAAACAGAGGCCGCGGTGGCTGTGCCAAAACAAGAAGCAAGGGACGTGGAAAACAATGAAATACCTGGGTGCTACGTATCTTGTATTTAAAGTACCTGCCCTTTTAAATAAAAGGCAACAGTACAATCTTATATATTTGGAAGAGTACATGTTTACAGCAACCGGTGAACTAGTAAGAGTAAGCACCGTAGATTACTATTCAACAATTTACATAGTTGACGGTGACAAGGTGGACTGAACATGGGATGCGGATGCGGAAAGGCCTTTGCAAAAAAGAAACTGGTCACATGTTGTGTGTGCTTCAAGAAGTTTGGCCACAACGACCTAAGGCGCTGGGGAAACAAGGCAATATGCGCAAAGTGCCTTAATGCTAGGAGGGCTAAGAAATGATGCGCTTGGTGACCATGTGGCAATACTATCACTTGAACTGGGAGCTTGACATTCTCGCCATAGGTGAGTTTGCTTGGATGGAGAATAAAAAAGGTGAAAAAAATGAGTGAAATGATAATGCCAAAGTTAAAATGTCCAGTATGTGACACAGAAATGATTACCATAAAATATGGCTCTAAGCTGTTAGATAGATATGAAACTATTGCCGGTGAAACACGTTTTTCAAATCAAGTTCTTTTCATCAGTTGCGTATGCCCTAAATGTCAATGCCACGTGGAATATCAGGGAAATGAAAAAAGATTAGAACCAAAATAGGATGATGAAAAAGATGAAAAAGAGTGAGATACTTCACTACCTGCAAAAGGAACTGGATGCCGGTAAGGACTACAACTTCCTAAACCTCGATATGCGTGAAAAGAAGCCCCGGCTGTTCCGTGCGTGGTGGATAGAGAAAGAGGAAAAGTACGGCATAAGGGACTAGGCGGCTTTCTGACATGGAGAGATGGACAGAATGCTGCGACACAAATTATTCCGGCCTGAAGACAATGTGCCGAAAAAGATTGCTAGAAGTATAATACACACAAAGGAAATAAGATACCAAAACAGAGACTACCTTAGCGTCTGGTGGCTGGACTAGGTAACTAAAAAAACACATATATAAACCTTAGTTACATAGGAGACCCACAGCGCGATTTGAGCCTAAAGGAGTACGATTTATACCACCTAGGCGCCCCATTGGCCCACGTCTGCCCTGTGACGTTCCTCGTGCAAAAAAACCTAGACGCCATTGCAAAACCATACAGTTCCAGAAATAAACACTGTCGGAACGTTTCTCCTTTCCCGCACGCTTTTTATCGAACGTTATATATATATAACATTGAATGATAATGCCGCCGTCACTTTTATCTGCTGGCAGGAATAAAAACAGGGGGCACGATTTTTATAGGCCTACTTTTATATTGACGGACGGATGAATGCGGGCCCACCATTATTATCGCATTTCCATATAATAATA